GATGTTGTTGTGAAAAACAACGTAATCATCTACCGCAAGTTCACGGTCAATTAAGTCTCTTGGTGTAGTCATTGACACTTCACGCCCTTGCCAAACTCATCCATTACCTGACGAGCCTGACCTTCTTGACCGACAATAAATTTGTAACCGTCGATGCATCGCATTTCGGTCATGCCATTGACACCCCAACTGATTGTATTACCTTGAGTAGAACCACTGACTGCACCCATCACCATCAAACCGATTGTAATAATCATTACAATGACAACCATCATTTCAATCAGAGTAAATCCACGCTGTTTCATAATCACTCTTTCATACAAGTAGCTTTGGCCAGTTCGCGCCAGTTGCTAGAAATCTTAACAAGGTCAGCAATTTTCAGAGCCATACGCAAGGACACCTCACGCAGTTTGTTGTGATTGTCCCACATGAAGTCAAGAATCAGTTGGTCCTGACCTTCAGTGAAATTGTAGTCAGCAAACAAACCACCAGTTTGATCGGTGTCACGATGAACCTGACGAATACGGAGCATCTTGTCACGCTCACTATTAATAGTCAGGTCAAGATAGTGACAGCGAGATTGGAGAGCTTCCAAGTGAGCCTTGATTTTAGCACTACGACGGTCGCTAAAATTCAAGTTAGTAATAAAGATAATGGAGCCGTTGAAGTTGAATTGATTGGGCACGCCTTCGTCACGCAACAGTCGGCTATCTTTGTTGTAACTGATACGGCGATTCTTACCACTGTCAAGTGCTGCCTTGAGAATGTTCAATGCGTCTTGGTCTTCCCAAACATCACAATCATCGAACACCAAAACGTTTTTGCTATCAGAAAACTTATACAACAGTGCGAACAGACCGATTGCCGACATAGCACCTTTGACAACCTCGAAGCGGACCTTCTTGCCAGCCAGCTTGTCAAACATAGATGCCTTTTCCATTTGTGTGTGAACACCATGCGACTTACCGACACCGGGAGGGCCAGTTACAATCATAGCACGAATGTCACCACTGATACATGCCTTAGACATTTCATCAAGCACAGCGAAACGTGAACCAATGCGATCCATTGCCTGTTCATCAGTTTCTTTAGCCTCATGGGCCTTAGATTCAATAGTCACTTTGTCACGACCCGACAAGAATTCAATAGATTCTTGATTATTGACGTTGACACGGACCTCGTCAGGACGACCCGGAAATTGACCTTCATTTTTAACTGTCACAAAACCTCCCTTAGCACCTAGTTGATAACCTTTAACCAATGTAAACACTTCACCTTTGACAGGTGTATTGCGATAAGAACCAGAAACAATGCGAATCGTAGACATGTAATTTTGCTCCGTTAGTTAACTGTCAATACAAGTATTATAGCACTTTACCCATTTATTGTCAACCTTAGGCCAACACAATTTCCTGAGCAGGAAACATGATTTTGCCTTCATATTCCAGTTGACTACGCTCAAATTCTGTAAGGTAATCGTCAGCAACCACTTCCCAATCAATAATGTGTTGATGGAAGTACTTATTATCTTCCTCGATTTGGCTACGCAGGGCCATGACCGTTTCAGTCACTTTGTCAAGGTTCTTGAAATTCTTGACTACAAAATCATTACCACCCTTTGCTTTCCAGTACTGGGGACATTCGCCTACACCATCCCAATCATGTGCGCCGTAGTTTTCGTAGACTTGAGTAGTAATGAGAAGTTTAGCCATTTCGTGCTCCGTTGTTTGACTGTCTAAGCCTCTATTGTATGCCCAAAACGATTTATTGTCAACCTCAGGCCTCTACAATAAATAGCTATTATGTCTAGAATAATAGTAGCTTTTGATTACTTTTCCCCAAGATATCCTCTGGTTAATAATCAGAATTTTAATGTACCTATAACTGATTTAGAAGTAGATAATGGATCATACGAATTCTTTAATTGGATAGGTGGATATGAGTGTATGCCTTCAGTTAGATTAAGTGAGCATGATTATTTTATCTATCCAATTAGATTAGGTTTTAATTCACATGAGTGGCTTAAAAATCCTGAAGTAGATTTATTAGCTACCACAAATATGTCATTACATACATTTAATGGCATTAGAGGTAGAAACGGTTTCTTATTTTTTGATTTAGGAAATGAATCATTATTTGATGATAATATTTTAGATCCTATACACGATTATTTAAAATCTAAAGAAATTCCATTAAAAAAGGTAATATTACAAACCGGAAACGCAAAAGGTAAAGAATATTATAAAGATTATTGTTTTAGAAAACGCATTAATGAGGGAATGAATATTTCATGTTTAGAATATTTTGAATGGTTGAGTAGTAGATTAGTTGCAGAACATAAAAATACGAAACTTCCAATAATACCAAAAAACATGGATTTTAATAATATTGAAAAAACATTTTTATGCTTAAACAGATTACATCGTTGGCATAGAGTAAATTTATTCATGCTTTGGAGTGCAAATAATTTACTTGATGATAGTTATTATACTATGGATAGTAAATCTAATTTTCCTGATGATACTACATACGATAAGACTATTTGGACTAAATTAATTGATCCAAATTTGAAAAATAAATGTAATATGTCTGACAGTGATATTGAAAACCTATACAAAACTTTACCATTAAAAATAGATGATTTTGATGAGGCATCTAAAATGGCAAGTTTATATGGTCAGGTAGATTCACATTACCAATCTAGTTTAATTAGTGTAGTAACAGAAACTAATTTTGAAAACAATGATATTTTCAACACCGAAAAAATATTCAAGCCAATGGTTCATAGACACCCATTTATCCTTGTAGGGCCATATAAAGCATTAGAAAATTTAAAAAATATGGGATACAAAACATTTAGTGATTTCTGGGATGAAAGTTATGATGATATTGAAGATCCAAGAGAAAGATTATTAAAAATTGTAGATGTTGCAAAAGATATAATGAGTTGGGATGAAGAAAAACGTAAAAAGTTTTTTTATAAATCTATGGTTATCACTACACATAATTATGAGTTACTAACATCACAATATCCCAATAATATGCGACCTAACTTTTGGCACAGATTTAGAGATTATGTTTTTTACCAAGGTAAAAATTAAATAAAACCCTTAATCACCTGACTATAATCATTAATGCTTTGTTGTATTTTATTATTAGTAGTATTAGGTCTACATGGTTTACAGAACGAGGTTACAAAGTTATTGTAAATTTCTTTGTGTTTATCACTACACCAAATATCTCTAAAGTCATCATCGATCCATGAGCCTAGCTTAGTATCTTCACGACCTTTGTACTCACAGCAAAGGTAGATGTTACCATCAGCACAGAAACTAGGAAATAAAAACATTTGATGGCATCGCTTGTATTGTCTAGTGTCGTATCTACCTAACGATACATCAGCCTTGACTCCGTAGAATTCACTTGCTGTTTTAATTCTAGCGGCAACTTCGTCATTCATAATATAGCTATGACCATTCAACACCATTGGTCTTAGATGCACAGCACGTGCTTTAACATCTTTAGCATACTCAAAGATGCTATTAATTTCAGTTTGATTTGTATTCTCTGGCATTAGTAATGCCTTAATGTCTAAAGGTATTCCCCTATGTCCTAACTCTTTAGCGGTCTCTTTGACTCTATCAAAGGGACTGTTTGACATTTTACTTTTGCGTATTAGTTCATAAGTCTCGCTATTACCACTATCAATGTCAAGACCCAAATAAGCCATGCGTTTCAGTTTGTCATCACTGATTGTAAGTATCTTATGTAATTTTGTGCCGTTTGTATTCATGGCGGCAACATAACCTTTGTCTATCACATCTTCTAACAAATCTTCATATCCAGGAAGTAATGTAGGTTCCCCTCCACCACTAAAGATTACGTTACTCAGTGTACCTATAACATTGCTATCATATTGACGCCATGTGTGTAATCTGTCTATGAGTTGAAAGTATTTCTCTATAGGTTGGTACACCGGCAACTCTGTTCTGAATTGCTCGGTGTTACAGTAATAGCAGGCTTGATTGCAGATATTTGTTGTATCTAAGTCTATCTGCCAGGGTAGTATTTTACCGGGAATAAAGCCTTGTATATAACGACTGACTAATTGGTATTGATCCATTAGTCATATTTAGACAAATTTATACTTATCGATTTTTAAGAATTCTTGTCCGTCACGTTCTTTTTTGTAGAAATGACCTGACACTGTAAGTGTCTCGGTGAGACTTTTATCGAGTAATGACAACAATGTATTGTTAGGATCAAACGAAATATTGACTAAATTATTGTTGTTGTCATGGAACCAGTATTCAACTCGTTTAAAACGCTTTGTGTTGACATTAAGTTTACCTACAAAAGACAAATGACACACTGGATTGCTGGCACGTTCTTTGTATCCTACTACTGTTCTGTTGTATTCGCAAGCAATGGTTTCAAATGTTTTGTCGTATTCATAGAATTCAGGTAATCTATATGCCAATGGCATCATGTTTTCTTTGAACTTTAAACCATCACTATGAATAAACGTGTTAAGGTCTTCTCTAAAGTTTGTCAATGTAACGCTTTTCAATTTCAACACCATGATTTTTTTGCTGTAGTAATCACGGATCTCATTTGCTTTGTCGCGGTCTTCTGTTGATACTTCTGAAAACAATCTTTTGTTGAGTAACTCACCGATTCCCAAACTTTGACCAGAATCACGCAATCGTTTCCAGCATACACTTAATGCCAACAAATCCTCTTTGGATTCGTAGATTTCGTATTTTTTAACAAGTGCTTCAGGCGCAGAATTTAAGTCTGATATAGTCCAACTAGCAGAACCATTGCCAGTGGCTTGAAAGACAGCACCACTACCTCCTATAATACTGCCAGACCATGGGCTTTGACTTCCTTGAGCACCTGTAATAGAAATGCCTGAATTCGGTGCGAGCCCTTGAGGCGCAACTTGAATTTGATTACTTAAACCATTTAACAGATTTTTCACGTGTTTTGATGTTTGATAATTAGCCAATTGTGATATCTTCCATTCCAGCTGTGCGTAAACGCACGATATGTCCCATCTGCCATTGTTTGGCTTCAAGACCCTTCATAACCCCTAACCATTTGTTTCTAAGTAGTGCTACTTCATTGATGATAGTTTCAAAGTCAATGACCTCTTCTTCACCATCAACATACTTTTCAGCATCACGGCTAGTCAATACTCTATTATACGCTTCTAAATATTTTTGAAAATGTTTTCGGCGAATTTTCCGTAATTGAATGTTGAGGTAGTTTAATACTGCCTCAATCTCTTGTAATTGGTTAAATCTGTGTTCAGTGACGCCGGGTAAATTGGCAATGTTCTTTTCAACATTGCCATAAATTTTGACTTCACCCTTTGCTTGAAGCAATTCATTTTCGTAATGGATAATGAAGTCAGGTATCACACCCAAATTTTGAGTTATGCGTGTGTACCAATTCATTTAATTCCAATCATCGTCAATGTCACTATCATAATCTTCATCTTCATATTCTAGTTCATCTTCGTGTTGTGACAAATAATCCTTAACAGCGGTGATAATATCTTTGTCACCCCTAAAGGCATCTTTGATATCTTCTGCTTCATAGTTATTGTCAATCAAAAAATTGACTAGAGTATCTGCCGCATCACGGCGTTCATTGAAATCAATATGGGAACGCAATGCGTCCCACACTTCCGTTACCAAGTCTAAACTCATTCTGTCGCCGCTCCTTCATCGGCATTAACAGTACTTATCGTTGGTTTTACTTTTTCACCATATTCAGCCATTACCTTATCAAGACAGCCATCAGTGTTTGCTTCCCATGCTTTACGGAACTTCTTAATGACTTCTCCATCAAGTGTAGTGTAAACAAGACTGTTGCCTTCCTTCTTAACAAGTTCATCTTTCTCCATCATGTCTAATAGACCTGAGTAAGGATTCATACCTGTTTCATAAGGAATTTTAATTTGAATATTTTCAAAAGGCTTAGCGTAACGAGTTTTCATAATCTTACATGCACTACGAATACCGCGTACATCAGATACCTTGTTACCATCTTCATCTTCTTTTAGTTTCAATTTTTTCATCGCAACAACAATACTTGATGCGTAAACGAAACCTTGACCACCTGAAATCTTATCATCAGGATCAAACATATCTTGTGAAGCATAAGTGTGGTTAGTAGCAACTAAGCCAACATTATGACTACCAAACATGT